TTGCTCCTTTAGCAATCTGGTGAATGCAGCGAACTCATAATTCGCCTGAGGCGTGTTCGATCCACGCAAGGAGCACCTACGGAAGTGTGGCAGAGCGGTTTAATGCTGGGGATTGCTAATCCCTTGATACATGCTATAATGTATCCGTTGGTTCGAATCCAACCACTTCCGCCAGGGAGATTAGCTCAGTGGTAGAGCAATGTGCTGATAACGCAGAGGTCGCTAGTTCGAATCTAGCATTTCCCACCTAAGGTCTCATCGTCTAGTGGTTAGGACAACACTCTTTCACGGTGTAGACACGGGTTCAAGTCCCGTTGAGACTACCAAGCGAGTATGGCGGAATCGGTAGACGCACCAGACTTAAAATCTGTTGGGCATTGTGCCCGTGGGAGTTCAAGTCTCCCTACTCGCATGTTTACAAAACAAACTATGAAAAAACTTCTTCTTTATTTAGGCGTGATCACTTTGCTTCCTAGCGTTGTTTTTGCAAATGAGAAAAAGATTAAAGGGTACAAAACGTACGACGCAATGGGTTGTATGATCGTTAGAGAATGTACCGATAATGTCAAACAAATCAGAGATATTGCAGATATTCGTAAGCATTATCCCTCTGTTGATTATTCTAGCATTGATAATGAATTCAACAACATGCTCGTATCCCTTACTAAAGTCGGAGTTGTGGTTTTTCTAGCGCCAGGAAAATATTTCCCAGTAAACCATCGCGGAGTATATCATACTGTTTCCAACACTTTTTTTCTAAACGAAGAACATATGGATTCGCAATCTACTCTGATGAGCGTCATGCGTCATGAAGGATGGCATGCAGCTCAAGATTGTATGGCTGGGACTATTGAAAATAGTCTTATTGCCATCATTAAACCAGAAGAAGAAGTTCCTATGATTTGGCGTACAATGGTTGAGCGTACTTATCCTCCTCACGCTATACCGTGGGAAGCCGAAGCAACATGGGCAGGGAAAACAGAATCAATGACAATGGAAGCATTAAAAGCATGCGCCGCTGGTAAGATGTGGGAAGTCTTTCCGCCCACTCCTCTTACTAAAAAATGGTTGGAGGAAGAAGGATATATTAAATGATATCTACAATATTTATTTTTTCTTTTATAGTTTTATTGGCAACTACTTTAGAAATTACTTGGCCTGTTAAAAAATAATGTGGAAGATTTGGTGTAAAGCCCTCGGGGAAAAAGCCTCAAATTGCGACAAAGAGTCTGATAAAGTTGCTATTATTCGAACGTTTATATTCCTAACTTACTTAATTACTAATATTGCCATTGTTGCAAACGCAATCAGGCACTGGAACGACGTACCTCAATCACAACAAATTTCAAGCCATGGGCATGTACGACACAATCCATTGTTCCTATGATCTAGGACCTGGGTTTTATAATCGAGATCTCCAGACAAAGGGGTTGGAGTGTTTAATGATGGACTTTTGGTTAAGTCCAGTTGGTGAGTTGTATGGGATAAATTATGATGGAACTTATGACATCATAGAAGTTCCAGAAGAAAATCGGAGTTCTCCTTGGGAACTATTTAAATCTGTTCCGAATGGTAATAGGGGTAGAATAGCCCCTGTGGACATCACTCAGACACTCGAGGTATATCCGGCAAAGTGGGATGCTCATTATGCTGCTTTTCCTCGAAAAACAATTACATTTGTTCACGGAGTACTAATTACCAACGAAAGTCAAATTACCTGGAAAGAAAGATACGAAGCGTTAAAACGCTGGGTAAAAAAGACCTATGAGTACTAGATTGATTTAAAGTTTATTATTGATTACGGAGAAACTTAGTGCTTTCAACTCAATACCGACTCAGATTGGAATCGATTTGTAACAGAATTGTTAGCGGAGAACAAGTAAGCCTTGATGATATGATATGGTCAAATAAGCTTGCAAAAGCTAATACTACGGCCAATGAAATGCTTAAGAAAGCAAGACGTAAGGCCATGAACCCAGACATGGCAGAAGGAAGCATGGACGATTTTATGAATAAAATGGGGCTTGGGGATCCAGACCCATCAAATCATAAGTCTGGATTTTCAAGTGCTGATGAGATTGTTGAATGGTTTCAACAAGAAAAACCCGATGACTGGAGGCAACGTGACTAATCAGCAATGGCAAGAAGTAGAGGCGATTGTTCGTAAAGAACAGCTATGCGCTTTACAACGAATGGACAATAGAAGATACACTGAACTCGGTGAGATTTTAGATCATCTTTATGATCATGCTCATCCCGTATGCCCTCCTTGTGATACTTTAGCCTGCGCCGACCACCTTACCGATGAGTAGATATAGTATTATTCACAAAGATGGTACCGAAACACACTATGTATGGTCTCAAGAACAAAGAAAAATGGTAGAGAAAAAGATGGCTGACAAATTAACTGCGGTAATCTATTCTAATGGTAGCCAAGAGTGTCAACGAATGGCCATGCTTCTTAAGTCCTTAGAAGGAGAGTTCCATGAGTATGTTTTAGGTAAAGACTTTAGCGAAAAAGCGTTTAAGTCTGAGTTTGGAGCCGAAGCGACATACCCTCAGGTAACCCTCGGTTCGAAACATATCGGGTCTATGAAAGAGACTCTTCAATACATGAGTGATCAAGGAATTTTTTAATGTGGAAAAAATACTGGGCTTGGTCTGATAAGCTCAATGCACCGTTCTATAAGCATAGAAAGCGTATTACTCTTTACGTTCTTCTTGTGCAAACTGTTCTAGTTACAGTGGCTTTGTTCAGATTAACTAACCCACCAAAGCAAGAGTTTGTATGCGTTCATGTTAGCTTTGAAGCAATGAGGTGTTTTGAGCAATGAATATAGCCGGGGCAATTTTCACAACATTTGTAATCTCTCTTTTTGTGGCCGCAGCGAGCATTTTGTATTCTAATCCCGAAACTCACTACCCTAGAGGTACCTATGAAAGATCTATGGAAAGACTACAAAAGGGCATTATTTGACATCCTTCCTCTGACAGAAGAAGAGACTTGGGCCGATTGGAAGGGCAAAAAATTAAACCTAACTGCAAAGACCTATTCTGGGAGATATATTCTTAAGTCTAGAGAAGCAGAGATTTGGGGAGATAAGTCTTGTATTTACAATAACATTATCTATCCAAATACAGAGCCAGAGTACATGCCCTACGGTATGCCGTGCTTTGGTATGGATCTAATGGGATTTTTTGAAAAGAAAGTAATTATTGTATTTGATTTTCAGCATCCTAAACCCAACTATCTTTTTGAAACAAAATTTCTTAGAAGGACTTACACTGATATAAGATTTTTTGAACCTGGAAACCATTTCTCTTCTCATGCATATGTGGTAAAATGTACTGCGGATGAGGTTCAAAACCACCTAGAAACCTTTAAAGATTACTTGAGGGTTTACACCCATCTGCTCTATTCAAATCGGCCTGAGGGCAAAACTATTGACCGCTATGCCAACTTTGATAAATACATGAGAGATCTCGATCCAGTTGCTGGGTATCTAAAGTCTAACTTTGGAGAAGAGAAATCAGAGGACTTTGTTAACAACTTTTTGTTTACATACTAATGACTGAAGAAATCAACCCGTCTATTAACTCCTATCCCCACAACGCTGCAAAAACAACGTATGAAGCCCAGCGTAAAGATCGTATGGGTGATGCTATTGGCGACTATCTTACCGACGAAAAAACTACTCCTAAGGCAGCGTACGAAGAAATTCTTTCAGAAGTTAAAGCTTGGATGGACTATCACGAAAAGCACTACAAACGGTCTAAAGCTTTATATGACCTTATGCGAGGAGAATCAACTCCTGACGCATTTGTCTAATGCTCAGTAGCTCAGCGGTAGAGCGGTCGACTGTTAATCGATTGGTCGCTGGTTCGATCCCAGCCTGAGCAGCCTGCCACTTTAGCTCAGCTGGATAGAGCAACGGTTTTGTAAACCGTAGGTCGTCGGTTCAAGTCCGACAAGTGGCTTAAAAATCGGTTAAAGTTAGCTTTAACTAAGCATATTATGCAAGGTATTATCAACGTCCTGGCATTGTTTTCTTTTGCCACTTCGGCCGCTATTGTTGGTGGCGGAGCTTATGTATACGCTAATCGCGCCGAGTTAGCTGATAAAGCGCGGGTTAAAGTCACAGAAGCAATTACAGCTGAGGTATCGGCGATGGTCCCTGGACTAATTGAAAACGCGGTTAAGGAGATCCCAGTCCCTGAGGTTCCTAAGGCTACGGGCGACGTGCTTCCTTTCTAATTGTAAAGGCCATTAACACCCAGTACCCTGCTCTGATATAATAATAAGGTACTGCTCAAGCCCGAGTGGTGTAATGGTAGCCACGACAGACTTAGAATCTGTTGCCGCAAGGCGTGGAGGTTCGAGTCCTCTCTCGGGCATTGACTATACAATTATTATGATCAAAAAAATTCTTCTTTTTCCTGCTCTTCTTGGATCTATCTCAGCAGCTTGTGCTTATCCAAGTATTAGTGAGATCAAAGCCCCTCCGGCAGTTGACGTTTCCGTTGACAAAGAAAAAGCAATTAAGCTTGAAGTAGTAGAAAAAGAATGGAAATGCCCCGGCTGCAATAAGAATGAGCAATACGTCCTCAAACAACTCCAAACAAAAACAAAAATTTCCGACCGTAATGCCCTTGCAACAATTATGGGGAATATTAAGTCTGAAAGCAACTTCCATCCCAACATTTGCGAAGGAGGGGCTAGAGTTCCTTACCACGCTTGCCATAGTGGGGGTTATGGTCTTATTCAGTGGACCAGCATAGGACGGTACAATAATCTTGGTAAGTTTGCTACTAAATATGGTTATGATCCCTCGTCACTTGAGGGTCAAACGGCATATATGATTAACGAAAGCGTTTTCCAGCGCTACCTTCCTGAGTTTGAAGGTCCTGGTAAGACAGTTGATCAATATATGGTTGCTGCTTACTATTGGTTAGGTTGGGGTATTAAAGGATACCGCCAACAATATGCTTACAATTATGTTCACAAGCTCAAGTACATGGTATAATACTTGAGTTCTTGCGGAGTTAGTTCAGCGGTAGAACGCTATCCTTCCAAGTTAGATGTCGTCGGTTCGATTCCGATACTCCGCTTTGGGTTTTTCTTAAAAGCCCCATTTAAGCAGATGAAATTTTTACTAGCTATATTTGTATCATTATTTTTTGCTCTACCCGCCATGGCCACCGAGGTCACGATGGGAGTAAATGGTAACTTAGTTTTTGAACCGGCCGAAATTAATATTTCTGCAGGAGACACTGTTACTTTTGTAAACGGAATGCTTCCTCCTCACAATGTGGTTATCGAAAATCACCCAGAGTGGTCTCATGAAGATCTTGCTTTTGCAAGCGGTGAGTCTTTTGATGTAACCTTCCCTGAAGCCGGAGACTTTACTTTCTGGTGCGCTCCTCATAAAGGTGCTGGGATGATTGGCACAGCTCACGTTTCTTAATTATGAAAATCTTTTTAGACACTGCCAATACTGAAATTATTCGCAATCACTTTGCTACTGGTCTCATCGATGGCGTTACGACCAACCCAACTCTTATCATGAAGAGTGGGCGTAATCCAGAAGATGTTTATCAAGAAATCAAAGATATTGGTGTTCAAGACATTAGTATGGAGGTTGTTGGTGCTGGGTATCAAATGATTGATGAAGGCAGACGCCTTGCTGAAAAGTTTGGTAGTGTTGCCACAATTAAGATTCCTTGTACTAAAGACGGATTATTTGCTTGTAAAGTTCTTTCAGAAGAAAAAATTAAAACTAACGTAACATTAATTTTTTGCGCTGCACAGGCTGTATTAGCTGCTAAGGCAGGAGCAACTTATGTATCTCCTTTTATTGGTCGGCTTGATGATCAATCTGTTGCAGGACTTGAGGTAGTTAGGTCTATTTCAGAGCTATACTGCATTCATAAGACTAAAACTCAAGTTTTAGCAGCTTCTATTCGAAACGTTCAACGAGCTGTTAGATCCTGGTATAATGGGGCGCAGATTGTTACAATGCCTCCAAAGGTTTTTGAACAAATGTACGACCACATTCTTACCGATAAAGGTCTTGAAATCTTTGATAATGATCAAAAGAAAGTAGAGGAATTTCTAAGGGCGTAAGCCTTTTCTTGCAAGATTAGTTCAGAGGTAGAACACCAGAGTTACATTCTGGGTGTCGGCGGTTCGATCCCGTCATCTTGCATTGTATATTACATACATTACCATGACTAACGATTGGCGCTATTCTAAAGAACGCATGGAGCTCAGAGCAAAGTCTCTTGAGATTTTAGGTAAAGCTTTTACGTTAAAACGTGAGGTATATGAATTTTGTGATATGTGGATTTCGCAAGGTGGAAAAAACGTTAATAATATTGTGAACGAGTTTATAAAATATATGGAAGATGTCGCTACGCTTGCAATAAATGAAAAAGAAACATACAAAAAAAGCTGCAAAGAAAATAATAAAAATAGCAACTAAAAAACCTAGTCACTATACCGAAGAGGAAGTACAATTTGCTAGATTAATCCTAGCTAGTCTAAAGAAACAAAAGAAGTAGATATTGTTATGTACGAATACAAAATCAAGGAAATTAGTAAAGTTGTCGATGGTGACACTGTTGATGTAATTCTCGATCTTGGCTTTGGGCTCTATAAAAAAGAGCGTGTTCGCATCGCAGGAATTGACACTCCAGAAAAGCGCACTTCTGATCGCGATGAGAAGCTTCTTGGTCTTGATGCTACTGACTATGCCGAGAATTGGTTTAATTGTGACCCCAGGGATATTGAAGTTCGTACAGAAAAAGACGGAAAGTATGGTAGAATGCTGGGGTGGTTCTATAAAGACAAAGAATGTTATAATACTAAAATTGTAGAGGATGGATTTGCTTGGGCCTATGATGGCGGAACCAAGATTGAAAAAGGCTCTGAAGCCTATGATCAACTTGTAAGACTAAGAGGTTATTCATCTTTTTCTGAGTACAAACAAGATAAGCTATGATAGAACTACTACTGGGTGTAAAACTAGTCTGTGGAGACGTTTCAGAAATGATCGAAAGGGTAAGTAAAAACGATTTCCTAACAGACAAGGCAAAAGAAGAGATTATAATCGAGCTAAAAAAAGTTGTTAGAAAAGATTGCGTACTTCAAAATCCTTAACTCTTATTTAAAATAACCATGGAAAGCATAGAAAAACATATTTCTCAAGATCGCGAGGAACTTAAAAATCCTAACATTTCTCCACAGCGTCGCAGACATATCGAAAGCGAGTTAGAAGAACTAGAAGAATATCATAAAAAACATCCAGAAGATCACCATGATCCTACTCCATTAGAACTATATTGTGATGTAAATCCAGATGCAGATGAGTGCAGAATATACGAGGATTAAAGATTAGTATATGAGACCCTAAATTAGGGTCTTTTTTAACATATAAAAAGGATTCTATGCTAGAAAATAATAATAGCAAGCCTTCTTTGTTCAAGTGGTTCACCCTAGGAGTAGGAGCATTGATAGGTGTTGCTCATATAGGCGTTTTAGGGCATCTTTTAAAAACAGAACCGTCCGTGCCAATAATCAATCTCCCTATAAATGACTACACTTCTTACAAAGTTAAAGCGAGCAAAGACGGATATGAAATAGATTATAGATCTAATGACCCAAAAGTAATGGGGGTTAGAAGGTTTGTAGATAAAGAAAATGGATTTTTTGGTGTAGGTGGAAGATCTACAACTACCTACGACGAAGAATATACAATGGATGGGGCAAGGCATCTAGGAGGTGCTGAGGGAAAGTTAACTGCACAACAACTCGAGTGTATCAAGGCGGAAGGTGGTGGCGAAAATGCAGGTAGAATGGTTGGAGCTTCTATGGGTGCTTCTGTTGCCCCATTGTTTAGTGGTATTCCTTATATTGGCTGGCTTGCTGCGGGATGGGTAGCAATGTTTGCACAGGATACGGCTGGTGAGATCGGCGGAGATATCGCCACTATGTCAGGAGATTGTGATACCGATATGTACAAAGAAAACGAAACTGCTCACTAGAATGACTTTATTTGTAAGGCACGTCATGGAAAACCCATGGTCTCTTGGATTTTTATCTGCTATTCTTATTGGAGTTCCTATTGCTGGCATTTGGGCGATTCATAAATATGGATGGGAACATTGGCAGCCTTTTAGTGATGGCAAACACAACTGACCCAGTTTGGGGAGTAATAATCCTCCTTTCTATAGGGCTTTTAGGAACAGCATATATTATCTATGCAATACTTTCCGAAGCCTATGCAGAATTGAATCAAGATCTTGACAAACCTACCGACTTCGATTAATATAATAGTAGGTATATTGTTTTTATTATGAACGTCTTTGTATTGGACACTGATCCTATTAAGGCGGCTGAGTATCATTGTGATAAGCACGTCAATAAGATGATTGTAGAACATCTTCAAATGATGAGCATTGTTGCTGTGCTTAATGACCTAGATCCAGCCAAACGAACTAACGGAGATTTTTACAAGACAAAATCTTTCCGCAAACACCCGTGTACTCTTTGGATGGGAGAAAGCTGGGGTAATTGGAACTGGACTTACCAACTTACCTGGAATCTTTGCAATGAGTTTGAAAAGCGATATGGCAAAGAGCACGGCGGCCGGGATAGTCTTCTCTCACTTCAAAACACTCGAATTATGCTATCTAAAAAACTCCCTCATGAAATGACAGAGTTTGCCCAAGCAATGCCAGATGAGTGTAAAGTAGATGGAGACGCGGTCAAAGCATACCGTAAATACTACAATATGCATAAACATGACTTTGCAACCTGGAAAACAGTCGTACCAGATTGGTGGGCACCTATCATTACCGAAGGGGAGTAATTATTGCATAGTTGGTGATTTGCATGGCCGCATAGATACTCTTGAAAAGATTGTAGATAAGTTTCCAAATTACCATCACGTAATCATCGGAGACAGCATTCATCACAAGCCTTTCTTCAAACGCTCAAGAAAAACCTCTCCGGTTAGAATGCTTCAGTATATAAGGAGCAAAAACCTAAACGGGGAAATGACTCTGTTGCTTGGTAATAACGAAAATTATATTTTAGAAAATCTAGTTACTCCAGAAGAAAAAATAATAAAGCGAGAAACTAAGTACACTCTAAGGTGCCTCAAAGAACTAGACTTTAATACCAGGATTGATATTATATCTTGGCTTGCAAGGTGCCCTATTACGGCCACAATACAAACCGACTCTAGGAGATATCGGCTTGGTCACGCTCTTTTTTACGAAGAGATTACAAAAGCCAACCGACCAGGAGTGCTATCAGGTCCTGGGTTTCCTTGGTGGAAGGACAGATTAGAGCAATATTGTCCTTGCAAAGAAGATACGTATATATTTGGCCATTATGGCTATCCGTACATACGCAAAAACTTACGCATCATCGACGCAACTAACTTTGAAGGCGTCGGGCTGTATTATGTTGACCGTGAAGAATTTTTAATCCAGTATTGACAGCAAGCCCTTCTATAGTCTATAATAGTAAAAACTACGCAGCAATCTATGTCAAAACTCAACGTCTTGGGATACGCGACTCTCTCAGACAAAATGAATCGTCAGGTGTTTGGCAATGTAGATACTGCTTCGGTAAAGAAAGATACAATTAAAAGCATCAAGTCCTCTATGGAAAACTTCGGAGTTAGTTTTCCTATTGAAAACCCACAGGGTTTCTTTATGGAAGACTTTCAGCTTCCTAAGCTTCAAGGGAAAAATATTAAAGAACACTTTGATGTAATCTCTCAGGACATTATTGGAGATGTAGCTACAAAGCTTAAAGAATTTGCATATACCGACCTACCCTCAAAGCCTAGCTCAGATTATATCGTTAACACGCCGGGATGGATCAAATATACGCCGACCGATGACGGCTTTGATCTCTCAAGAGTAGACGGAATCGAAGAAGATATTGCAGTGTTTGACTGCGAGACTTTCGTCAAAGGAACCGACTTTGGTCATGCTATTCTCGCAACCGCTGTTAGCCCAGTTGCATACTATATTTGGATGCATGAGACCTATGTCGATCCGACCATTGACTATGAGCCGTGTTTGGTTCCTGTTGGCGACGGAAAGATCTTCATTGCTCACAACGTAGCATTTGACCGTGCTCGGTGCAAAGAGTCATATGACATTACCAAAAAGAACTATTGGTTTGACACCATGTCCGCTCATATTAACGTGAGTGGGTTGGCGTCTGGTCAGCGATGGTGGTATGTTCAGAAAGCAGCAAAGAAGTCTGGTTTTCGTGCTGATCCTATCTGGGCTGATAAGGGATCTCTTAATGGCTTGATTGATTGCTATAACTTTCATTGTCAGCCTATGACTCCTTTGGAGGCCGAGGATAAAAAGATTCGCGACGTGTTTGTTGTTAGCGACTCCATGGAGCAAATCAACGCTCTTAATGAAGAACTAACTCAATACGCTCTTAAGGACGTTGAGATTACTCAGGAATTGTTTTCTATTCTTGTTCTTAAGTATCTCCAGAATAATCCGTCTCTGACCACTCTAATTGGTCACTTTGGCATCTCTTCCGCCATTCTTCCTGTAGTCGATGACTGGAAAGAGTGGTTTGATGGCTGTGAGAATATCTGGCATGACTCTATCTCCAAGCAAGAAGAAATCCTTGGCCAAATGGCCCAAGAGGTGTATGACGCATGGAATCAAGGAGAGATCGATATTGAAGCTGATCCTTGGCTATCTCAGATGGATTGGGAATGCAACTTCAAACTAACTAAAGCTGGAAAGCCTTCATCGAAGTGGTATGGAATCCCCAAATGGCTCCGAAGTGTTTCTGAGATTGAAAAAACTGAAGAGGGCAATAAGCTTGTAATTGGTGGTATCTCCACAAAGAACCGTTTGTCTCACTTTCTTCTCCGACTCAAGTGGGACGATAAGCCTATGACTTATTTTTCTAACAAAGGATGGTGCTTCTTTAACGAAGAAGTCGGTGAATACGTTCGTGTACCCCATCCTAAGGGCGAAGGAGAAAACGTTGGAGGTGTATTGTCTAAGGACTATGCCGATGACTTTGAGTCTGGAATGCTTAGTTCCGACCTACCACAAGCAAAAGAACTTATCAAACTTGCAATTAATGTATCTTACTGGACGTCTGTTCGAAGCCGAGTCCGCGAGCAACTCGTGGAAAAAACAAATAACCCTCTCGGTAAAGACTTCAATATCATCGTTCCAGCTGCGGTTCCTCACAATACCTCTACTAATCGTGCTGGAGAGAACCTATGGCTTACTGTGCCGGACCCAAAATACGATAAGATCGGTTCGGAAATTAAAACACGAGTTCAAGCTCCTGATGGTTGGGTATTTGTTGAATCAGATTTTGATGCCCAAGAGGCTGTTGTGGCTTCCATCTTTGCTGACTCGTTTCATAAAGTAGCCGGGAGTACTCAGTTCTCTCACTCCATCCTTGCCGGATCTAAAGACAACGGATCTGACATGCACTCGATGACTGCCAAAGCAATCGGAATCTCTCGAGCTGTGGCCAAGGGCTGTAACTACGGAATGCTTTATGGCTGTGGAGCTAAGACTCTTGCTAATACCATTCGCAAGGGTAATAAATCCATTCCTATGAAACAAGCTGTTGACATGGGACGCAAGCTCATTGAACTAAAGAAGGGTCGTAAAGCTTATCGAGGTATGCGAGAGTTGATCGGTGGATCTGACTCTTATGCCTACAATGAGATGGCTCGGATTGCCTGTGAAAACACTCCTATCAACCCTCTAAGCGGGACTAAAATGTCCACTGCCTTCCGTCCTAGCTCTGTTGGCGATGATTTCTGGACTATGAGGAATAACTGGTGTATTCAATCCACCGGCAGTGCAATGCTCCATGCCTTCATGGCTGCAATGGAATGGCTTATTAAAGACCATGGCTTGAATGCTAAGTTTAATATGTCAGTTCATGACAGTATTTTGTATATGTGTCCAAAGAAAGAAGCAGAGAAGGTAGCCGCTTTGTTCCAAGTTGCTCATGCATGGTGTTGGGCTTGGCTTCGTTACAACTATGAAATCTATGAGCTTCCAGTTGCTAACGCATGGCTCTCTTCTATTGAAATCGATCACATTTTCCGCAAAGCCGCCGATGCAAACACAAAAACAGTATCCCAACAAAAGTCCGAAAAGAATGGACAATCTGTTACAATCCACGATCTTATTCCCATCTTCAATGAAGAGCTTTGATGCAATAAATGAATACTTTAGCCAAGAGTACGGGCTATCTCTATTTGTTAGAGAAGAGCCCTACCTTATGGCAAACAAACGACCTCAAAGATGGGTGGGTATTGCTGATCCAAACTACACTCTTCTTAAATCAAACGGAGAGGTAACTACAAAATATCCCAAAAGCCACGGGATTACATTAAACGGAGGGCATAGGTGCATTACCTTAAATACCCTCCGAAGAAATATTGAAAAAGGAAAAAGATTATTTATCCAAGTTAGTTAGCATCGTACTCTACGTCTGGAGTAAAGTTAATTTTTTGAACTGCAGAAGTAAGCGGGTCTTGATTTGCAATTGTTCCAGTCTCATTTCTCCAAAGTCCAAAGTCAACATTTAACTTAAACCAGGGTGGAATGTCTCCTGTCTTGGTTTTATCACATTTCCATACGTTAGACAAACTACCTGACGTTGTTAGAGAGTCATTAATAGTTGTTGTTCCATCATCATTGTATGTGATAGCTTTTTCTGGAATAAACTTATATGTTGCAGTTCCATCTTCGTCTGCGCCACAAGTTAGTTCTAAGCGATCTCCAATATATCTTTTACATCCTCTCCCGTCTTCTACAATATATCTTTCTGATGATTCTGGGCCGGTAATCCTTGACCACACCGCCAGACCCGTTAACTCACTATTTGAAGTGAGTAGGCATTTTCTTTTCGGCAAGAAATCTTCAATAGATATAGGATCGAATGCAGCACAAGGTTGTGAATAAAACCTACCATCGGAAATGGTTACCGTAACGGAATAGTTTTGCTCATAAATAAACTGAGAAGCTTCTGTAACTTGTACAAATCTCTCGCCCTCTAGTTCGAAGCCCGTGGCAAACTCTAACCCAGGTACTTCTGGCACCCACCCTGTAACCGCGTCGGCAATAAGATCGAGCAATGGCAGTGAAAAGCTATGACCTTCGCGTTGAGTTTGCTTTTGCACCAACGTAACGCTATAAGTCATCTTACGAGACCGCACGGTGGGAATATAGGCCCCTCCACCCATCTCGTTAGTAGTATTTGAAGAAACAAAGCTAATAATTACCATAGCTTGTTCTGCAACTCTACCTGACTGATCAAGTTCCTCAGCCAGTCGTAGCACTACAGCACTTTGTCCCAAGGTAGAATGAACTCTACGATGGAGTTGGTTTTCAATTTCTAAAAGCATCAGAACTCGCCGCCAGACAGGAAGTCAGTTAATACCCACTTACCTTTTGTATTATCATAAACTAAAAAATCTCCCTTCTTAACGTTTCTAGAGAACTCAACGTCTACGAGATCCTGGAGTTTTCTATTGCCTTCTAGCTCAATAACATATTGTCTAAGCGCATCGCAATCTTCTTTATATTCTGTGCCGTCAGGCATCACTGCGCTTTTTAACCCAGTATTATACCCATAGCAATTACTAGAGCTACTATTAACAAGGTAGTATGCACTACCGCCTTCCCCTGTGGGATAAAATGGATTATATCCTTGGTATGTATTACTAGACATTAGAATGTATCGTCGATAGTTAGTCCGCCATAATTATCAAACTCACCGTCGGCGGATGGGGTGGTATTATTTGCAACCAAGCCATCTCCTTCTTCAGGCTTAACTGCTTGGTCAGTATTTGTAAAGCTGGACATACTTCTTGTATTTTCAAGTGCGCCAACCAACTCATTCATCTTATATGCGCTATCTGCAATAACCTCATTGACTCCTTGGGTCTCCAATGAGAGACCTTTCTCATGGTTTCGATTAAGAACCACGGCTTCTCTGTTAGCGAAGGGGAATCCTCGGTCATTACTACCTTCACGAAGTACCCACTTATTGAGCGACGGATCTGTAAAGCTCCGGCCTCTCTGGTAAGAGCTCTTAGTCATTGAGCAACCAGATCTCCAGTAAGAGTAAGCTTCTTTCCACTTAAATCCGGCACTTGGGCTTGCTTTTGATGCCCATAGCTCAAGTTGCTGAAGAGCTTTTTCTGCCGCTTCTTGAACCTGAGTTCTAGGACGTAAAATATCTAAATAATACCTAGCAATTGTTGCTTGGCTTCTGCGATACGAACCGGCGATTAAAATTTTACCCTGAGGAGGCGCGCTATCAATAAAATTATTAATAAGCTGACCCGCGTCATTTAAAGCAATCTGTATTTTTTCTATATCAATTTCATTTCCTGTTGGATCTTCAATATTACTAAGCTCTACTGCTTCAGCATATCCAAATACAGAAATAAAATAATCTACGGTTGCTGGGGTACAATTATTTGCAACTCCGTGTATATCTCTAGGTGGCTGGGGACCTGACATAGACTATAACTTCTTCTCATTTACTTTAAACAAAAAGGGCTGACCCGAAGGCCAGCCTGTTTTGGGTTAGTTGTGATATAGATTATCAGGCAACTACGTTGGTGAAGATGGCACCAGCGCCAACTTTACCGTTCTCACCCATGCCAACGAGCTCGAAGCTACGCTCAACAAGGATGTCACCGGTGAATACACGGCGCTCGATGTTGAAACGCTCAGGAGTGGCGATAGGATAACCAGCGAGGGTGTAGGTGTAAGCAAAAGCAGGGTTGCCATAGTTGGCATCCAGAGCAGGAGCAAAACCGTCAGTAGCACCAGAAGGCTGGTAGAAGAGAACGGCTACGTTGTCGTAGATGTTCTCAAGGCTCTGGCCATCAGAACCGAGCTTAAGACGACGTGCAACACGGATCTCGTCAAGACCAAAGATGTTAGCGAGGGAAGCCTCGTTAACAAGCACACCGCGCTGCATGAAGTCACGGATTCTCTTGTTACGCTTGAGGGCGTTGAAAGCATCAGGAGAGATGACCATCTTGTTAGGATAGACACCGATCTGTGAACGAACGGCTTCCTTAGCTTCGTCGATTAGAACCTCAACGTCAGAAGTAGCTTGGTTGAACTGGTCAGCACCGCCTGCGCGAGTGGCGAGGTTGAATACGTTACCAGCTTCATAAGATGCCGAAGCGGTTACAGCATCGGCAACCTGGATTTCCCAGGACTGCATGAGACGATTAGCAGCGTCCTTAGCAGCGAATTGGCGAAGGTCGATTTGAGCAGCACCATTCTTGGCTTCAGCAGCGATTTCTTCGGCAATTTCCCAGCTGATCGCTTCCTGACGGAGAGCGAACGAACGGGTTCCGAATTCGTTCTGAATCTTCTGGATGTTAGTTCCAGGAGCACGGAGGAAGGACTGCGAAGCAAATGCCTCCTTACCGAATACCAATGTACGGCCGGCGCGAGTATTCATAGATACCGCAGGACCGAAGAATGTAGCTACGCCTTCAGCGTTCTTATAGCCCTGAGCCAGTTGGGTCAGGATTGGGTCGATTACACGAACCTGATCTAAATTCATCATGATTAGTTATTCTCCTTCAGTATCTATCAAGCAGCGCCAGCTTGATCAAGCTTAACTCGGATATATTGGCCAGCACCAGCTGTTCCAACTGCGTCAAGAGCGCGCCCGAGAACAAGATCGCCAGTAGTAGCAGCAACAGCAACGCCGTTGGCACCAGCAACTACAGCATCATCAACAGCAAAAGTTGCTGCGGAACCTACTTCAACAATAGCGATTCCTTCGGTTACAACTGAAAGAAGACCCTGATAGGGGAATACTCCAGGCTTCGAAGGTGTGGTCGATGGGTTGAGCTGACCCTCATAAATGAGAGTAGAACCATCATCAACTTGGTAGCCCTTGGCGGTGAGTTCACCTTGTCCAGGAGCATCAAAAATGGAGACTCCAGCGGCATAAGCGCCGGCTCCAGCATAAGCACCAGCACGAGTTACGAAACGGTGGGCAGCGATTGAAGCACTGGTTTCCACGGTCTCGACGTACTGATGGTCAAAAGACATATAACGGGGGTCTGTTGCCATTAGTAATTACCTCAGTTTTTGTTAGCAATAACAAACTTAACAGCAGTTAAGTAGTCGCAGTCATTCTCCTCAGCGTATGAGAGAGCATCGGCGTGAACGTCTGCAGTGTTTGGATCGTATGCGTATCCAGAAGCGTTAGGCTCAACCGACTTTGCTTTCTTAGGAGCAGAAGCAGGTGTAGCAAACTCTTCAAAGGAGACCATGGAAGGTAGGGACTCAAGTACTCCACGCATGAAGTCAAATTGAGAAGCCTTACCGGTCTCAGAGAAATTCACAGAGTTCTTATAATTAAGAGTCTCCATGAAACGAACAAGGTCTCCCTTAGGAACAACTTGTTCAGTGAGCTTACCAGACTCATAGAGTCCTTCAGCAAACGAAGAAATTTCTTTCTCGCGAGCAAGCTTTCTTTGTCTGTTCAGCTCTTCCTCCAATTCGGCTACTCGAGCGTTGAGTGTATCAATGCTCTGATCTCCAATAGCGGATTCGCTATGATCTAGAGATTCTGTAGCCACAGGTGCAGCTTCTTCAGCGTGGTCGGCTGACTCTTCTTTCTTTTCTTCTTTAACCACTTCGGCCATATCAGTTTTCTTCTCTTCTTCCTCTTCTTCCTTTTCGCCCTCGTCCTCGGCCATATCAGCCTTGGCTTCTTCCTTCTCTTCTTCAGGAGCTTCTTCGGCGTTATCGCTTACTTGCTCTTCGCCCATGTCAGCTTCCTTTTTCTTCTCTTCTTCTTCTTCGTCTTCTCCCTTACCTTCTTTCTCTTCCATGTGCTTCTTAAGTCCTTCGGGCATTTCGCCATAGGACATATCATTCTCCATCATGGAGGTTGCTTGTTTCTTGAGAGCCAGTGCTTGGAAGAGCTCGTCTTCTTCGTACTCGGCTGCTAGAGAGGCAATTTTCTTGTCGTTATTTTCCATCTCTCCAGAAATATCGTCCGCGCCATCCTCACCAGCAGGCTCTTCGCCTTCTCCCTCGGATCCCATCTCTTCCTCACCACCTTCTTCCTCTTCGCCTTCGGCGGAGGCTTCAGGGGCTTCTTCTTCGCCACCTTCGTCTTCTAGGCCCATGTCATCGCCTTCACCTTCGCCCTCAGGAGCTTCAGCTTCGGCTTCAGGAGCCATTTCTTCTTCGGTTTCTTCGTCAGAGGCATACTCCATCTTATAATCGGCTGGAGCGCCAGTTTCATCGACCTGGTTGCCAGAGTCGTCATATACGGAAGGCTTGCCGCCTCCGATGTTAATGTTGACGGTCATTCCGCCTTCAGCATGATCAACACTCTGATCTACTGAGACCTCCTGAACCTCGCCAGTAGTTTTCTTTTTTCTAGTCATAGTAGAGTTGTTTGTTTCTAAGGCTTCTTTAAACGAAATAACGGTTTCTCCCGGTTCGGGAGTTAGGTTAATAATTTTTTCGTCATTAAATTCACCTTCGGAAAAAGCTCTGAGACCCTTTACGGCGGGAATCGAAACAAGACCAAGATGGCGAAGTGCCAATTTCCCAGGATGGGGATTTGTTTCCGCATCTGGTAAGTAGAAAGAACTACTTACTTTCTTGAACACTCCATCTTTAATCAGTTTCTCGGCTTTAGGGGTAAGTTCAACGTTACCCCATAAAGCTTTACCTTTTCTCCAAAGATTTTTTACCCATCCCAACGCGGGCGTAGAGTCTGTTTGATCATGCCCGATAATCAGAGGGGCCTCATGTTGCTCGGGAGAATACGTCCCGACCACCTGATCTAGATCTTTCTCCGTAAACATCATCTTTTGCCCAGAGGAGCTGATCTGAGGACCAGCTCTGAACATTTCGATGTGCACAACCTTTTTGGATTGTTGTGAAGAAAGTGGCTCTTTAGCGTTTAAAATTTGCTCCTGATTATCAGACATTTTCAATTATTAGACTGTAGTTGCGTTAAGAAGATAGTCGAATCTGTCAATGTTTCTAGAGAAGGTATCTTGTACCTGAGCAACCTGACCAGCAGGTGTTCTTACAACGGTAACAACAAGACGCTCAAGAGTTGGCGATGTGGCCACATAAGCATCGAGTCTAAGCGTTCCGTTTTCTAGATCACTAACAGCGTTATTAGCATCAGAACAAACAACTAGATAAGCTTGTTCTGGTCTTGCGCCAAAGAGCGCACCCTGACGATAGAGTTGACCCATTACCTGAGTGGCAATAGACTTCGCTCTGGCGTAGAGTGTACCGGCCGAATCAATTTGCTCAAAGAGGATATCATCGAAGCTTCTTGCAAGAACATCAAGGAGTACGTTAAGGATCGCACGAGTGTTGACAAACTTGAAGAGAGCATTGGAGCTAGTTGTACGAGCACCCCATGCAACAATACCTCTGTTAGGAAGGCTTCTAATTGGATTGAGGCCTAGAGGATATGTTACTTCTTGCTGTTGAGCGGTGATATCAAAGCGGAGGGCATTGGCTCCTCTTAGCGGATATCTTGCACCAGCAGGGGCTTGTTGGAATCCTTCGTTTACGTATCTTGAACAAGCAATACCGGCAATGAAACCACTAGGTGGTACAAAGCGATCAGCAGCGTTCTTGATATAAGGAGCGTAGAAGGCAGCGTGGCCAAATGGAGCTCCAGCAATTCCCTTAATGTAAGCTAACTCATCTTGTACTTCGCTGAGACTTAGTTCATCAGCTCCGCAATCGATAAGAGCAATATGTTGAGTACCAGAGATACCCTCAACCTCACCAAGCTTACCTTCAGCGGCTCTGAGGAGCGCCTGAGTAACTTTTACTCTTTCTTCACGGGCCTGAGTCTTGCTTAATCCACCGACTGCTGATTTAAATCCACCAAATGCCTCAGGGGCAAAGAGGAAGCCAGGGCGATAATCACCAGATCCCATACCCTGCTCAATAGCATAGACAAAGTCTTGTGAATGAGCCTTAGCAGAAAGCTTGTAGTTGGCAAAATCAGCTGCCTCATCGAGTGAGTTGATTCTGACGATATTGGCATCCTTTTGACCATAGCGGTTAAGGCCAGGAACAACAGGAGAAGGAATACCGTTCTTAGAAGTGATCTTCACTCTGAGAACATAGTCATGACGATAGAAACCATTGCTGATTGAGCTATCAAGATAGACTATAGTTGAACTTGCGGTAAAGGTAGGAGCGGTATCAACAACGAAAGCTGCGTCGTTGGTTACGCTGCTGACCTCAAAGCGGTAGCCGTTGATCACAACGTGTGAACCGGCATAAAGCTCTTCGGTGAACTTAGTAGCAACTGTGCTGTATGAAGTACCAGAGGCTACGGTAGCTCCAGAAGGATTACGGACGATTGCCTGAGTGTTAGAAGCAACACTTACAACCTCGTAGGTATCAGATCCAACAAGGATTCTGTATCCAGGAGCAATTACGCTAAGGAACTCAGTGCTAGAACCGAGAAGTGAGCCATTGGCTTGGATCTCAATTGTTCCAGTTTGAGAGGAAGTAGCGCCTTGAATGGTTGTGCTACCAGAGGTAACTGCAGAAGTTCCAGTTAGGGTCTTGCCTTCGCTAGATGGGCGGAGAGCAGGAGCACCGGTTACTCCAAGAGTTGTTCCGATTGCTTCACCGTTGTTAGGAGCATATCCACCAACTCCAAGAGCGGTTTCATAATCAACTTCAACAGACTCAACGATGTAATATGCATCGAGGTTCTTCTCTTCGAGGATCTCTCTGAGTGAAGTAGAGATGCTTTCGGTAAGTTCAGCAGGAGTTGCGCCATTGGCAATAACAACTCTGTTCTCACCAGCAACGTTTACGTAGAAGACCTGAACGCTATCGGGTACATATCCTGTTCTGGTTACGTTACCACCAACAGAAGTGATTGTTCCTTGAGGAGCAGCAGTTAGACCAGAGCCATCAGCACCGGCGGTAAAAGCAGATCCAGAAGCATCCCACTGATAGTAAGCTGCAAATGAGTCAGCCCAGCGAATGTGGTCATCTTTACCAACTCTTTCGTCGGTAGAAACGGCTACAATTTTGTTGTCGGGAATGTCACCAGCAGTTGCATAGGTTTCCTGATCAAGAAGGAAATCTTCAACAGCTTGGAGGTTGTCGGCAAGAACCGAAGGATCATAAGCTAGTCTACGTACTCTGATTACCGAAGCAAGATCATCAGAAGTGAAGGTTAAAGCGGCACCTGATCCGTTGTCAAGAATAAAGGAGTTATTGGGAGCATCTACACTTAAGACCTCGTAAACAGTGCTGTAGAAAATATTTCCAGCAGCAAGCTCACCAGCTCCAGGATAAGCAACTTGACCTGGGTCAATACCTTCAAATACGACCTTATCACCAGCGGCAAGAGCATCAGTACCAATCGAAAGATCGGTAATATCTTCCACTACTACGGCACCGGTAGAGGCTGTGAATGAAGCAGTTCCGTTTGTCTTGGCTGTAACAGAGGTTTCTTCTAAGAAGTTACCAATTGCAGCACCAGAGACAAAGAGAATGGGCTCTTGGGTTGTTACGTCTCTAGAAACACAACGGAAGTTGAGTTCTTTGGTTGGGACATAACGGCTTACTTCACCGGCATCTGTTGGAGTTGCATAAGCGGTATCAGAAATCTGATATGCCTTGAAGCTCTGAACAGTTGGGATAACTCTTACGTCCTTAGAGTAGATTCTGAAGGTGGCGTTTTTGGCTTCTTCGTCATCTTGCTCAATTCTGTAGAAAGTATTGAAGTCAGGATCGTCTTGCTTAAGATATCCTACAATATCAAAAGCATTATCATTAGAATCAAGGGCGGTGGTTGTAATTACTCTGATTTCTACGCCATCCGCATCATTAATGCCGAGTGACTTATCTCCAAAGTATCTGTCGCCAATCTTGATTGAGAACAGGTTCCAACCTGCTCCTTTATCTACTACAACCTTAGTTTCAGGTGTAGGTGTTACGCGAGTATAGTACAGAATTCCGTTCACGCCCACGTTTTCAAAGAATGCTCTTACGGAATCGTAGGAGATCATTGATTGTGGGTTATTACCGGCGGTAGGAGCACCACCAGCTTTCTGAACAAAATCCTCTAACGAACCAATCTGTGTAGGTTGGTAAGGAGGGAGAGCTGAATACTCATCGACGGGATTTTCATCATATGGGTCTACAGGAGTAGATCCAAAGATATAACCAATAGCATGAGAGGCTAGGGGTTGAGGTAATCCACCAGTCGAAGACTGAGTAACAAACACTCCAGGGCGCTGAATAGCGCCTACATTGATGTTTACAGGATTAGCCATAAAATAGTTCTTTACAAAGTAAGAGGCCTTTCAGAAGACCTTTAAACAAACAGCTATTTATAAGCTTTAATCTTCTGAACTATTCTTGTATAAATCGAATAAATTGTTCATTAGCCAATCTGGGCAACTCTCTGAGCCACATTTTTGTGTATCTAAGATCTTTAAAGCTTTTCTCATGATCTTATTAAAGTCAGTGTCTGTCACGTGATACGAACACACCTGAACAAATTCTTTCAGCCTAACTTGGTCCTGTTTGGCGGTAATTGAACAAAGAATGAGAATTAGTTTTAGGCGAAGTTCGTCGGTCATTTATTTCTGAGGTTTCTTCATTTCTGCGATTGCATTTTGATGTACTTGAATCATCGCCATCACCTTTGTTATTGGTTGAGACTCAAAAAACCCCAGAGCTACAAATGAGTTATTTTGAAGAGCATAACAAATTTCCAACCACTTAAATTTTGGGATAAAGTTGCAAAAAATTTCTTTAGCAACTATTTCAAATACCTCTTTGATAACTCTTGGCGTTAGTCTTTTAATTGGAACCCCAGAAACATTTATATGTTCTAAAATATTAATAATGTCATCTGCAGATAGTGCCCCTTCTTTATCAAAATACCTTTCTAAATATTCTAAGTCATTGCCGGTAATATCTCTAAATGATAAAGATTTACCGGTCCTATCTTTTATCGAGATAGTGTAATTAGAATTCCTCTCTACAGAGTACTTGTCACTCATCTCCGCCTAGCAGAGTGGCGAGTGCATCACCAATTTTCTTTAGATGACGAGCTGTGAGCTTTTTAGCGTCTTTCATAGAAAGCTTCTTTCCGCCCTCTTCTGGATGATGAAGAACACAGATTGTTTGTAGAGTTGCTTCAATTTCCCCAAGCTTTTCGTTGTCGTTGATTTCTGCAATGTGGATTAGATCCTCAGCACAGGGCTCTTTGAGATAGAGGAATTTACCTTTGGAGATCTCTACTGGGATTACGTCTGGTTCGCCAAAATCAAAACTATCAAAGCTGTCTACTTGGGCATCTTCAGCGCCGGGCCGAGACATTTTACTAGATGGCATGGTTGTAATGATATATACGTAACTCTCTTTAAACCCTAATTTTGATTTTTTGTTTAAAGACACTACAGATAAGGTAAAATATGGCGATAAATTCTTCAAACTCTCCGTATGAGTCTTGGGAAGAGTTGCGCAAAAACTCAGACTATAGAGCAAGGACTACTCAGAACAACGCGTATGTCCGCCAAGCTTTGGCCCAAGAAAGGTACCTAAGAAGTTCATATAGAGTTAACCAAGGACCCGAATATAATACTAGAAGAACAATGTCAAAAAACTCTGGTCAGAATCCCCACGTATACGGATCTGAGGACATGTGGGGCTGGCAAAACTGGACCGAGACAAGAAAGACTAAAACCTCGTCTTCTCTTGCTCCAGGGCTCTATGAAGTTAATCCTGCAGATGATGCCCCAGGTACCCAGTATCCAGGACCATCAAGAGTCCAAGGATGGGCTGGTTGTAGCAGTTGTAAAAGGAGAAGACTATGACAACTAGAAAAAGATCAACAACTAAAACAACCTCTAGTAAACATCTTGAGGAGCAAAAAGAGTCTGAGATTTCAATGATCTCCTCTCCAACTCACGAAGAACTAGAGGAATTTTTTACGGACCCCGAGCCATCTTTGATCCCTGAGGAGCTATCTAAGCCACCAGTCAAGGCGGAGAAGAAAAGAATTAGACCACCTAAAACTGGTAAGGTTTTTCTAGGAGAAGAGGACATGCGTCAGTTTGATGCCTACAAAAAATTTCTTAAAGAAAAACAAGGTATTAAGGACGTGAAACATAAGCCTATTTAAGTGATATAATATAGTCAGATATTTGTAGACTATGAAACCCGAGATAAAAGAAGCTTATATGAAAACAGCCGAGCTTTTTGCTCAGGTTTCAAATTGTAAAAAATTAAAAGTTGGGGCCATTGTTGTCAAAAATGGAAGCATACTTGCTCATGGCTGGAATGGTACCCCATCTGGATTTCATACTAACTGCTGCGAGCTTGAAGACGGAAGTACTAATCCTTTTGTTCTTCATGCAGAGCAAAATGCCCTTGTCAAGATGGCAAAGTCATCTGAATCTATTGATAAGGCAGAATTGTTTTGTACCCATAGCCCCTGCCCTGATTGCTCAAAGATGATTGCTCAGTGCGGTATTAAAAAAGTTTATTATCGCACAGAGTATCGCATTGGTGACGGTATTGATGTGCTAAGGAAACTTGGTGTTAATGTTGAAAAAATGTAATGTTTGAAGATCCTAAAAACCGCGAAAAGATTAAAAATATTTTTCAAAACCTTTCTGAAGATGAAAGCGAACTAGTCCCAATGTTTAAAAGGGCAATAAAAGAAAACGGTCCTATTGCTTTATACGTTGCAACAAAAGACAAAAGCGACATTACGTGGTTATTTGACAAACAAGAAATAGCACTAATGCTTGGGGGCGATGATGCTCTAGAAAGCATAACAAACCAGCTCCTTCCAACAGAAAAAGATAAGCAAGAAGGAATGGTTTTTGTAATTTTTAAAAAAATCGGCCCGTTATATTCTATTAGGCTCGAAAAAGCTGTGCTAGAAGAAGTCTTTCTCTAGGAAAAAGCTGTCAAAATTTCGTTTACTTTTTCAATTAGCAATTGGACCTGAGGAACAAGTTTGTCAATCGGAGTTGATTCTATAATGGTTGCAACCGTTAAAGTAACAGGATCTGCTCCACCACCACCAAGACTTGAATCTGGAATTACCACACGGTCATTAACGACAAAGTTACTTCCGCCACTTGTAATCCCTGTCACTGTTAGCAATCCGTCGCTATCAACGTCAGCTGTAATATTTAATCCAGTACCGTTTGTACTTGTTAAACCAGTAATTGTATAACTTCCAGAAGTTCTAAAACGATTTGCCACTGTGTTTACTGTAAGACTTTCTACAGCGCCATAACTTTCAAACTGCATCGGCAAAATAGCTCGTATATTCTGAGTCGGAGCAAAACTTGCTTGTATAACGGTGCTTAGACTTGCAATTTGAGCATCTAGATTTTTTTGCGATGTTGATAGTTCAGAAACTTGAGCAGTTAAGCTTTCTGTATTAATTTCTTCTATCTTAGAGTCAATTAGCGCATTTCTTGTATCAACGCTATTTTGTAATCCATCAAATGCATTTTCAAGAAGCTCAAAAGCATTTTCTAGGTTTGTGATTGACGTAGAAGTAGCATCGGATAGAGCCGCTTGAGCAGAAGCAATTGCCGTAGAAAAAATCTTTAGATCTCGAATACTAGCATACGTTCTATCCGCGTATCTTACATTCACAGCTCCTTGGTCTGTTGTAGGATCCACTACCTCACAAAGTGAGGCCCCTAAGAGCAAACCACTCTTTGTCCCTGATCCATCTTCTACAAATAGAGCCGCGTTAGAAAGAAACCCATCCTGAGAAAGTACTTCTCCTGTACTGGCCAATTCTTGCCTGGAGACGTTAAGTAATCCTCCGGCGTAGTCCTCAATAAATTTAGATCGAAGGTCTGCCATAGTATTGATTGATTTCTGTTTCTTTTATGTTCTTAGGGAAGAATGCGTACATTTGAATTGGGATTACACTTGTTGGGGGCGGATTATCCCATAGCACGAGCCAGTTATTTGTTACTAAGAGTCTTATCTTTGAAGCAATTCGCGTATTTCCCCAGTTAATATCATTGCCACGCAAATCTAAAAGAGTCGAGTAGTTTTTTCTGAACGGGGGCAGTGAACCCGGCAATAGATTTGAAGAAGCAGTTACTGTAGGAATAAACGACGAAAGCGTTCTTTCCATAGACGCTTCTGTAAGCCTACAATTCTTTAAACTCAATACTCTAATGTTCTTAGAAATCCCCAAGTTTACATACTCTAGACTAACGCATTGATTTAAGTTAAGCACTTCAAGATTTTTTAGTTCTGGGCCAATAAATGACTTGAGACTAGAATTACCTTCTAAATTGATTGACTTTAAGAAGTCTCTTTTGAGATTAAAATTTGCGTATAACAACGAGTTTCTTTGAAGATTTATATGTTCAATTTTAGGATCTACGCTATACTTACTATCCGCATCAATCCACAAATCATCCCAGGTTAGAATATTTTGGTTTGTAAGTTTTAACTCTTTAATTGGCTCAATACCTGAAGTTTGTATAGATACCCCCATAGAGTTTGTTTTTTCTTTATAGAGCATTACTTCGTCATTTGAAATAATATCTTCCTGGGCAAAAGTAACGTGATTAAATGGGTTTCTTTGCCTTTTATCAAAAGGCAATAATGTTACATTTGGGTCGTCTATTAGAAAGCTTGTAAATATTCTCATTTTAATAATCCTCCTGATAGCGTCTTAGGACAGAATTTTAAGAATGACGTACCTTCTCCTCTTTTAAATCTTTTGCATTTTAATAAGTTCATGCAAGCTTGGTAGGCATACGGATCTTCTAATAAAGAACATTTAAACGGCTCGTCTTTTTCCCACTTCGCTTTGATGGCCTCAATTAATCCGTATTCCGAGTTATAATACGAAGAGTATAAAGAGTCATCTACGTTAGGTTCTTTTGTAAAGACCAGTGGCTCTGTATCAATAGATGGCTTAATTGGATTGCCGTTATTGCTTATTTTAACGTCGTTACCCAGCAAAGCAAAATATGGAGGCTTGTTATTTTGACTATAGGGTAAAAATAATTCTTCAGGCTTGAGTTCCGCAAAAGATCCAAAAGGACGATCTACTCCTATAGATCCAGGTTGAGATACTTGGCTTGGAGTTGTGTCTCTCTGTGAATAAGTAGATCTATTATTAATATCACCACATAAGTTAACTCCTGATTCTATTCTTGAATCGCAATTTTCTCCTCCAAATCTTTTACATGAGCTCACTGGATCAAATTTGGTTAATAGGCCTTGACTTTGTAACAAGTCAATCTCTTCTTGGCTAACTTTATCTTGTAGCCTAGATCCTTCATAGAAAGAGGGGATCTTAACATCCGCGTTTCTGTCTTTATCTTCTAGCGCTTTTGGAGCTTTAAAATCTTTAATTTTATCTATTGCTTTTAAAGTATTTGAGTTAGCTTCAATAATTGTTTCTTTTGCGGAAACTCCAACGATCAATTTATTTTCTTCAATAAAGCTAATAAATCTATTTGTAACTTCATTTGATCTCTCATCTTCTGAGGTTTTATTTGCAATAAACGAAAAACAATTTTTAATTTGAGGAGAAAGTAAGTTAGCTTGTTCTGGGGTTATGGTATTTTCTCTCGGTATAGACTCTGGAACAGGCGAATTTCCAATACCAGGTGACCCCATGATGTCTGAAAACCCAGACACAGTTGGAAGTCCTATCGTAGAAATGTCTCCATTTGAAGGGGAAAGCCCTTTAACTAACTTAGAAACTTCTTCAATTTTCTTGTTTTGAGTATTAAATAAGTTTTCAAATGGATATAAGTCAACCGAATCTTGGCTTAAGTCATACTCAATAGAGTTGGTAAAGTTTGTTAAAGTAATATCTGTTAAAGAAACTAAGCTTCTTACTACCCCTACTAATGAGTCCAGTCTTATTGGCCCAGATCCAGAAATATAAAAATTATTTATTTGATAAGAATTTGAGTAATATCCTAGTTTATGAAGTAAGCCACTAAGATATCCATAATTGATTAGCTTAGTTAATCTTCCGCCCTCGTACCCATCAATGAGCTGACCATAGTCATTATGATTATGCTCTGAGCCTGTGTTTAAAATTGTAATTAACTCTCTAGGAGTTAGTCCCTGACTCTTATCATATAGGTTCTGAATAAGATTCGTAGAAGCATTTCCTAGATTTTTTCCAATAAGCTCTGTCCATTTTTTCACTGCAAGTGGCACTTCTCTATTTATTTCTGCATAGCCCATAGACCTGGAGTTATATCCAAATGGAGACGCACCAGAAATCAAAGACTCCGTAATAGGACGAAGAAGATCTATACTATCTTTGTCTAATAAAAGATTAACTTCTTTATTCTTAAGAAGGTAGGTAATAGACTCAAATAGATCTAGGTCATTTCCTGCTAAATAGTCTTTAAATAATATTAGCTGATCTGGATTAATTGCAAAGGTTAAGTTAATCAGCAAACCTACCAATTTGCCATAGCGATTTTCATTAAAAGTAACACCAGAAGTTTTATCTTTAGTTGCAAACGTTAATAAGTTTATTAAGTTTGACTCACTAAAGTCATAAAGATAAGAAATATACGCGTCAATTGCGCTTTCTCCGCCAAACTCATAAATCAACTGAGATAGTTCATATCCTCTAAAGAATGAGAGTTGGTCCGCGGCATCGGTAATAGGTGCAAACTTTATAAGTAACTCTTCAAAAGTCTCGGCAGATAGAAAAAGATCAATTTCGCTTTCTTGAAAATTAAGAGATCTTAGTTGATCAATAAGCTTTTCTCTTTCTAATGTAGATTTTTTAAAGGAAATGTTTGGGATGAAGTCTCCAGGAGCATAGTTTATGATACTGATGTCAGATACTATTCTTTCTAATACGCCTTGAATTTTTCTCCCCCACAAGCTTAATCTTGCCAAGGCACTACCTGTCAAAGGAGGAGTAATTAATACATCAGACAGCCTTCCATAAGATCTTAAAAGACCTGCCATTGCTCCATTAAATCCAGGAAGAATTTTTGAATTGGCGTAACTTTCTTCTAATTCTGTTGTGGAAATGAATATATTACTTAGCTCTTCAATTTGTATTGAGATGGGGCCAAGGCCTTCGTAACCTGGTAATATACCTTGTTGACTAAGACTACTCTTTAGTGCATTGATAGTATCACCTAGTCTATTCGCAACGCTCAAAAGTCTTTCTATTCCGAAGAGAATGATATCAACATCAATAGCTTCAACGTACGGGTTTATTTCTTGGAAGAAGAATCTATCTTCAATTCCATTACAGTATTTTGCGTAGATAGGATTATATTTTGCTTTTGAATAAATTTTCTTATCTGTACTAGTTAACGTGATTGTTTCTGGCAGCGTAATACGCTGCTTAAAAGATTTTAAAGACTTAAAACTTTCTAAGAATTTTAGCCCAGCAATTCTATTTATTTTTTCTCCATAAGAAAATAGTAAATTAAATTTTCCTAAAAGGTTAAAACCGTCAAGGCTCGTAAAGCCATTTCCTATGATTCTGCCATAAAGTGACCCATACAGGTATTCACAATATCTAGATATATAGTCAATATTTCCTACTGGCGAAGCTTCATGGTTTCCAAAATATTTAATAAGAGTCTTTAATTTTAGGATGTTTTCAGTAATAGAAGCTCCTTCTCCAGCAAATGTAAGCTTAAGATCTTCTTTGTCGTATGTTATTACGCTGTTTTTCTCTTGGATTTTTGAGTCAGAAATAATCCCATTTATGTCTTCTACATTTTCCAACGAGCTATTAATATAAGTCTTTAAGTTTGACTTAAGTTTTTCTTGAAAAGTGTTACTTTTCAATAAGAATTTTGAACTAAACTCGCCCCATTCATCCAGGCTAAATTCCTTAGTTGTAGGCTTTGAAACATTTTGATTGAGCGTATATACTTTACCTTGGTATATTGTTACTTCCCTTGTAGAATATTTATCTCTGCCAAAGTTTTCATAGTTTTCTTTTTGAACTTCCCAATAGTTATTTCTATCAAATAAAGGATAAATAGTTCTATGATCTATGTCAGTGGATCTAAATGTGTCTTCTATTACAACCGAAGAAGGTGCGTATTCTTGTACAAGTTGAATAAGCTGATCCGCTTCTAACCCTTTTTGAAAAATTCTTTCCTCTGCAACTGCACTTATAACTTTATCAATATAAGTCTCAACAAACTGCTCTAGTTGACTATTACGTGTATTACTATTAATAGTAAGCTCTAGAATTGCCTTTTCTACTATAGAAGTAAGCTCTACAAATAGCCTTACATTAAATTGTAAGTTGACGAGCATGTACGCCAATTTATCATAAAGTGGCAGTATTGTAATGGCATCTTCTCTTTCAATTCTTTTAATTATAGAGGAGAAAAAATCGTAGTATATATCCTCATATGTTTTTCTTTGCACACTAACGCTGAACTTACCGTTAATTGACTCATACGCATCAAAAGAGCTCTTAATGATTTTAGGAAGGTTTGAGGTAATCGCCTCTATTTGCTTCAGAGTTAATGCAGATAGCATATCAACACGCTTTTTTTAAACTTTAAACTTTAGGTTTAAAGCTTTGTAGCTTATGTGAAACTATGCCCGCCAAAATCTCTGTAACTATTATCAAAGCAAAATCTGTAGATGCTACATCTGACCTCAATAAGATGGCCGTGCATCTTGAGCAAATTTTGACAGAAAGAGAAGGAATTGAGGTAAAGACTCGTCAGTCGGTAACTGACGCAACTATTAAATCTTCGGACTTTATTGTTTTTGCTGGGTGGGACACAATTACTCTTTCAAGTTTGTTTTTTGTCCTGAATGCAATCGAGCGCCAAGAAGTTGAAGATGATAAAATGGTATTCTTGTTTGACGAACCGGGAAGTAATTGCTGGGACAGCCTTAACAACTTATTGACATTAGGCATGGATCTCGGAAGAGTCGATAGTAAACTTTTTAGAAAAATTGACAATTGCTGGAACTATCGTGATATAATGAGCTATATAGACGTAAAATTTCGTAAGTTAGAAACTAATGCAAACTCAGGAGATCCTAGCGCTATGCAACCTGCCTGAAGCAGCGTTAGATAAAATCCTTGCCCACGACAAATGGAAACTAGAGCAACAGCTCATTCATGAAAAATGGGTTGTTGAGTTTAATGCTCATATAAAAAATTCTGCCAAGCCTAAAATAATTACAAACCAAAGTCTTTCAGAAGATGATGTACTTGTAAACGAACTCACTGGCTATGGCGAACTAGACGAGACTCATATCGGAAAGCTTTCAAAAACACCTGTCTGGCAGGCATCAGAAAATAAAGCTTCTGATGTTTTCTATGAGTGGAAGAAAGCAATTAAGGACATTGATGATCTTCCCAAAAAAGACCTAGGAGACGCTAGGACTAAGAAACTTCTTACCACGTTTCTTTGGGCAAACTCTTTGGCTCAACGAAGTACTTTTTGGCCGGATGGCAAAGATATGCATTATGCTGACGCAGCAAAAAGAGAGATTAGACAAAAGCTCCAGTCTTACTCCCATTTAACAATTGTTCGCGGATACGAGTCATTTAAAAAATTCTGGCGCGAGATCAATGATGGCAATGATGTTGAATTTAACTCGACGTTCATGGGAAGCATTCTAGACAATGCTTACGAAGAAACCATAAAGAAGGAAAAAGAAGAGAAGAACTCCGATTTGTTCAACTCCCCTTTATTTAGAGTTGTTAAGGAACAATGTTCCCATATTCCTCTCGATCTTTTGAAGAAGCAAATCATTTCAAAACGCGGAGACTTTATCAGCGCTATCATCGCGATCGAATTAAAACTCTTTGCTAAAACAGTCCCAGAAGAGTATAAAGATCTCTATAACAAAGAAACCTGGGAAAAGAACTACTTCAAGTACGTCAGAAAATACGACGAGGCTTGGAGGAAAAAATACAAAGCTCTATATCAATCTATTCACAAAGAACAAGAACTATGGAAGAAGGAATTAACATCTTAACCTCTGGTTATAACATAAAAGTCGAAGGAGCCGAAGAACTTATTTCAGAATGGGAACAAGGCAAACTTACAAAAGAAGAACTTACCGAACGACTAATGAATTTAGAAACAGTTCTTATAGACTTGACTAAGGTAATCGACCCTAGTGAGTTTAAAGATAGCGAAGAATAATGTGTGAAAATACCAAATGAGCTCTGAAAATCCCCAAAGACACATAAAATCTGGGTTTTTCGACCGGTATTTTTCCCTGGGCGTTTCTCAAGGCAACCTGGCTGGATATAAGTCTGATCCTTATTCCTACTCAGGTGCGCCTTATCTCACTAACGGAGTAGTCCTTCCGCGTAGAGATGATATCCTTCTAGAAGAAGGTGGTGGTGGCCCTAGGGCTATTGAGAAATACATGAGGCTGTTTAATGACAGCCAAATTCTTGCGGCCTGGGAAAAGCTCATCGGTGAAATTGTACAGAGACCGTGGGAGGTATATCCCGCCTCTGACTCCTCAGAAGATGAGGAAGTAGCAGAGTTCGTTCGCCAAGTGATTAACCGCATGGGTAGTAATACTCGGCAGTCATACGGCAAAGAATCATTAGTAGCGGCAAACTCAGGGTTTGATACGTTTATCCGCGGAATGTGCGAATCAATTATTCTCGGTATGGCCGTGAGTGAGATTTGCTGGATGAGACAGGGCAAATACATCGTGCCCTCTGAGATTAAAGTCCGTGACCCACGTAGGTTCCTTTTCAGACTCAACGAAGACGGAACAGTGAGCCCAAGATTGATTACTATGTTCTCGCCGGTGGAGGGCATGGGTATTCCGCTTCGCTCAATGATTATGCATAGGCACTGGGCCTATAGCAACTTCATGGATGTTCATGGCTCAGGGTTAGGTAGGCAATTATACCCACTGGTTGAGTTCAGAAGAACACTGCTCAATTTCTGGCTGCAATACGCCGATAAGCATACCACCCCAACCGCGGTAGGTAAGTTCAGCCTTGGCACTCCAGAAGAAGAAGTAAATGCTCTATTTACGGCTCTTCAGCGTCTTGGTCAAGAGACCGCGGTAGTCCTTCCCGATGAGATGGATATTCAGTGGTTGGAGAGCAACGGCCGCCCTGAACTATATAATCAGTTAATCAGCTACATTGATCAGCAAATTAGCTTTGTAATCAATGGCGAAACAACAGTTGGCCAAGAGACGGGAAGTGTTGGCTCATTTGCCCGCGATCAAATCGCCGACTCAGTGCGCATGCGTAAAGCCAAGGCGTTCTCTGAAGAGCTTGATGAAACAATTAACTCAACATTAGTTCGCTGGATCGTAGAGCTCAACTATCCTGGCAAAAACCCTCCTCGATTGGCCCGTAACTTCGAAGATCTTAAACAACGTGAAGATCCAGTACGTATGGTACAAGTTCTGTCTCAGCTAGGAGCACTTGGTTACCAAATCGAAGATGTAGATTGGCTCAGAGAAAAACTCAATATTCCTTCTCTGGTAAAACAAGAAATGCCAGAAGGAGGCATGATGGGAGGTATGATGCCGCCTATGGACGGAGGAGCTGCTCCGGCTCCAGATGGCGAGGAAGAGGCTCCAATGGCGGAAGACATGGAGTTTGGCTCAGAGCTCATGAAGTTGTTTGACTTTGAAGAGCCATCTGAAAAACAAAAAATCTCTCAGACGATTGCTTCTAACTTTAAGGGCAGTCTTGATGACGTTGGATTCCAGCGTATTGTTACAGACTCCACTGGCGATGAGATGGCGATCTCTAAGCTTGATATTGATGAGTTTACATCTCCAGGTGAGATTGTGTTTGTCATCGATAGGTTCTTTGAAGAGATCAGAAATCTTCGCCGGATTCCTCCAGAAGCTCAAGCGGTTAAGTCTAAGCATGAGACAGAATTACAAAGATTTAAAGCACTTATCGAGCAGGAGAGTTTGTCGGAAGAGGATTCTTCTGATCTCGTGAAGTTATATCACAGCGTATTCAGACTTAATAGATACGCAGTTCATAGAGAAGCAGTAACACTTGACCCAGAGTCCAAAGGCTACTGGAGATGGTTTGATCCCTATTTCCAATAGTGCATATAGTTTAAATAGTTATTAGAAATATTGCATTATACATAACGTACTATGTTAGCATATAAGCCAATTACTCAAGCCCAGTACTGGATCCAGGCTTCCCCCTTCCAGCACTACTTCACTACTTTCTCTGGAATCAGAGACACCTCTGGTACTACACAGTATGCCGACGGTGTAAGAGGTCGTATTTTCCAGCTCAAGGGTCCTCGTACTCTTGCTGAAGTAACTCTTTCTGTTCCTTTCGACCCAGAAAAGCACGCCGATATTGTTGACTTCTGGAAGACATACGATTGTTCATATATCACCCTTACAGTGACTCCTGTCAGCTGCGGTGAAGATCCAAGCCCACTTGGCAATAGAACAATTACAGTTCCCGATGCTCAGATTACATCACTGAACTTTGGTCAGGCAGACAGATCATCTACAAACGTATCGACTCTAGAGCTTACATTTGTAATGGATACATTTACCTATAACTGATATAGGTATATAATCGGGGGCGATGAAATGCAGATAAAAAATAGCTACGTAGTACGCGTAAACCTGCCCCTTCGATTTGCCGGAGATAGATAATCTATGGTAAACTTATTCGGACAACAAAAGTGTCTAAATGAGGACCAAGTAGAGAGCCTTAAAGCCGTTAATATAAATACAGATCCTGTCTCTCCCACTGACTCTTGTAAAGATAAAAATTCTTGCGGTATATCATTGCAAGAATTGTTGGATACCTATGAGTTTTATGAGTTTCAGAAGGGGGTATATAAGTCATGGGGCGGAATAGACTTTCCTTGGAAAATAACCCCTAGCACTTTTAACCTCAATTACGCAGAGACAAATGACAAATGGTCTATCTCTTTATATAGAGAAACAATTGCGTATTTCGTAGGAGATCGGGTCTTATACATAGAGGACGACGGATATTTGATATCACTCTATGAAGCAACAGAAGATATCCCAGCTCTTTCTCCACCTTTAGATAGAACTAAGTGGGATAAAGTTTGCAGCATTAGAGTTTCAGAACCTGCGCAGCTACCCACAATAGAAGAACTAAAAGAAAGATATAGACCATATGTTCTTGATTTATATCTTGAGAATTGGGGCGAAGCTGAGTCAAATTGGAACGAGGATCTTATTGTTCCAGATAGTGACCACTGGGAAACTTATAGAATTAAAAAAGACTATTATTACAAGCCCGGTGACTTTGTCCTAATAGAATCCGAGTGTAGTGATGCTTTTTGTCTTTGGATTAATATTAAGCCTATTCCAACTGGTGAATACTACGCAAGAGCTCATGCCAAGTTCCCGTATGATGAGCCGGTTGCCGATGAGAATGGCGTAAAGTATTTGTATTGGGATAAGTTATATTGTGTTAACTCTGGGTATAATAAATGTTTAGGTCCGCAATCTGCCACAGGATTGCCAAATTATCAGTTTGTACAAATTGGATCAGAAGGTCATTACGTAGAGCAACCTATTCCTTATTACGATTTAAAAGGTAACACCCTTTGTTGCGATAATCACGAGGACCTAAATGAAGCAGCAAAGATACAAACAAGAAAAGTATTAACTCAAGAAGAAATTGATAGCCTATAAGTTTAAGGTAAGATATGGCAAACGTATTTGGTGGTAATAGCTCCTCTGGAAATTGTGGCCCTAGCGGTGGTGGTATAATTCAATCACCTAGACAACAGGTTGTTCCGTCTAGAGTTGTAGAGTCTAATCCAAATGTTTTTAGAGGCGGTACACAATCACCCGGCTCAATTAACCTAAGAGATTTTTACACAAAAAGAGAAGTTGATAAGTATTTAGATACAAAAGCAGACACTTCTAGTGTATATCAAAAAAATGCTTTATACACAAAACTAGAAATTGATCAGCTTATTGATGATCTAAACTTATCTGCATATGCATCTACTACTTATGTAAATAGTAGCGTATCTTCTCAATTTAGCCAAATCAATACGACCCTAGCAGAGAACTACTATCAAAAATCTGTTCTATATACAAAAACAGACGTAGATGGGTTGATTGCTGCGTTATCTATTACCGGAGACTACGTTTCTAAGTCGCCAACAAGTCTCACAGACGTAACAATTGATCCCGACTCTAATAACTTACCAGTAAGTTTAATTGTTCGTTCTTCAAACAACTCTGCAACTACAGAAGTTCAGAGATGGGAGAATTCTGCCACAGATTACCTCGGTGCAATTTACGCCGATGGTAAGGCAAAATTTGTAAATAAGGTATTTATAGGTGAAAATGTAAATACAGGAGAGGTTGCTCTTAATGTCAATAAGAAACGCATTGGCGACGTTGCCGATCCTGTAAATGAGTTTGATGCTGTAAATAAGCTCTACATGGAAACGTTTATCACTGAGACAATTGATAATGTTCTCCAAGAATCCGATGAAAATTACTTAGTTGACGCTTTAGAATACTAAAATGGCAGGTTCACCAAGAGACGTAATCCTTCACAGAAGGTCTCAAGTTTTTAATAAAAGACCACTTTCCACGGACATCCAAGCCGGTGAGATTGCCGTAAATTACGACGAAGATGATATCTCTCTATACATTAGAGATAATCAAAACGATATTAGAAAAGTCGGTGGGGTTTTTTATTCTGCGGATCCACCAAACCCATCTGTAGCAATCGATGGCTGGCCAGATCTGTCTCATGGTGAGCTATGGCTAAAGAAACAAGATCCTTTAGACCCAGAAGGTAAAGTACAACTCTGGGTGTGGAATAAATACACCAACGGAGGTGCTGGTGACTGGATTCACATCGGAGCCGGAACTTATGCAATCCTTGATGATTACTTAGATCAATTTAAAGACGGGGCAGATGGCGAAGATTATATTCACACAGAAAGAAACAGACTTAAGATAAATGATAAGACCGCGCTGAGAGGATACGCAACCACTATCCCTTCGGATGATGAAACAGATGTCTCCAAAGCAAATACTCTTGTCATCAATGACGAGCACAACTTTGCCACCGGAGTTTTGCTTAATGCAAATAATCTTGTAATCGATTCTTCTGACATTGATGTTACTTCTGACGTGGTCACATTTAGCTCAGAGTCGGCAATATCTTTTCAAACAGACTCTGTTACAGGAGCTACTGAATCCACATTCACATACAATGATCACGGGTTTTTCAACGGTGAAGAAATATTTGTAGATCAGTATCTCAACGACGGAACAACACCCGGCGGCGTGGCTTCTGGTAACTATACTGTGGCTGAGGCTACGCTGCATACCTTTAAGCTCTATGACGGAAGTAGTAATGTGCTTGCTACAGGAAACGTAAAAATTTCCTATTCTCCTAAGCTTATTTTAGATCAGAACTATAACGTAATTCAGTCTGGGAATTTTAAAGTTAAAGAATTGGCCGATACTCCAGACACCTCTCAAATTGCAGAAGGCCGCTGGGATATTTATCAAAACACTCTTAATGGTAACGTAAGAGTATATAGTCGGACTAATGGTGTTGTTTCAGAAGTGGGTACGTCTTCTGTGACCATTAACGTCAAAAACTCTGGAGGAGGGGCGATACCTGCGCTTACCCCCGTGTATTTTGTAGGTTTTGACCCGATCAAGAAAATGGCGACCGTCGGCATTGCTGATGCTGGCGCTAACTCTAGAATGAATGCCATTGGGGTCACTAACGCCGAAATCCCGGCAAATGGCTACGGAGTTGCAACGGTATACGGAGAGATGGTTGGTGTAGACACGACCGGGATCACTGGTGAGATTGGCGGGGCAGATGACTCTGGAAGAATACTTTATGTGGCAAATGGTGGCGGGTTGACATTTACCCCACCGTCTGTCGTTGATGGCATAAGACAACCAGTTGCAATCTTATTCAACGAAGATGGCGCCAGCGGGAGGTTATTTGTAAACCACCCAGATGTTAATGATGTTGCTCAGCTTCAAGATGGGTATATGTGGATTGGGGTCACGGGCGATAATGCCGTAGCTCATAGAATTAACACATATAATTTCAGCACATTTGTTGCTCAAGATGGGGAGTATGAGATCAATCTCTCCGACGAGATTAAGTTTGGTGCGTATGATTTTCTTTGGGATGGCAACTCTGCAAGTAAGACTCAAACCAAAGTAAGCACTTCTGATCAACCAGCAGGGACATCTTTCTCCACTTCTACAGTAATTGATTCCTTCTCTACAACATACCGCTCTGCTAAGTTTTTTGTTCAGTTAAGCCTTGGCGGCCCAGGTTTCACTCCAAATTACCAAATCACCGAGCTTCTTGTGGTGCACAACGGCACCGATGTCGATCTTGTGGATTATGGCACAGCATCTACGCTCAATGCTCGCATGGGAGATTTTTCTGCTGGGATTAATGGATCTGATGTTGAGATATACTTCTCTAGATACGAAGCCACTAAAGGCGAGATTGAGATAAAGGCTGTAAGAACTGCTGTACTTTCATAACCTCCCGTTCTTTTGTTTAAAGTCTTAAATAGATAATATACAATTTGGCACAGGGGACAGTGAACCTATGGCAACAAATAAGCATTTTCACGTCAGGCATGGCCTGACTGCGGGTACTGGAGTAGATAGCAGCGGAACTCCGACCAGAGAGGTAATTACAAACACTGGTCAGTTAGTTGATGTCGGGGATCTTACAGCATTAACTACGAGCGTTAAGACAAATGTAGTCGCTGCAATTAACGACTTAAATAGCGGCAACGCAACTGTGGACGATGTCATTGCCTTGGCAATTGCACTAGGATAAGGAAAACAAACTGTCATGGCAAATACCTTCAAATCATATTCAAAATCATCCGTTGGTACCTCAACTGAAACGGCATATCAAGTTGAACTGGGCGGCGCTTCAGGAAAAACAACAATTGTTATTGGCATTTCATTATCAAACATTGCCACCACACCGATTAACGTAGACGTGCAGATTGACCGCCCTGCAACAGGAACAACTGCGGCTCCTTCAGATGATGTTTACTTGGCAAAAAATATCCCAATTCCGTCTGGCTCGACGCTGGAGATTATGGCCGGGCAGAAACTTATCATGGAATATAACGGCTCGGCGGGGGCGGGTGATAAGATCACTGTGACCTCAGACACAGTCGACTCTCTCGATGTAATTGTAAACGCTCTAGAAATCACCTCATAAGAAGGAGTTATATTAACCATGGCATATATCGGCAACGACGTAGACGCAATCTTTATCCCCGAGAGTGTAAACACCTCGACTAGTCTGAGGATTAATGGTGGTGGATTGACCCAGACAGGTGGTGATGTAAACTTTGATAGCGGAACGTTATTTATCGACGAGGACACAAACAGAGTTGGTATTGGCACCATTGACCCACAATACACACTTGACTTCGGAAAAACATCAGCATCCACCATTCGTCTTATAAGTGAACACAACGGCACTGCAATCCGTGTTGGTGCTGGTGGTGGCGACAATAATGTTACATTATTGAGAGTTGATGGTGAGGGTGTACTAGATCATGATGGAGAATCCGATTCTGCTGCATATGGATTCTCCATTAAGTATATGGGGGGTCGTCTTGGGAATAATAACTCGTTGTCTATTTTTTCTGATAATCAAGAAGGGTCTCAAATTGAGGCAGTAACAATATCCCAAGATGGAAATGTCGGCATCGGGACTGATAATCCACAAGAAAAATTAGAAATAGAAGAAGGAAATATAAGATTATCTACAGATATTGGAGGAACAGTTCCAAAATATGCTATAAACTGGACTGGCGGTGGTGCTGGTCAAGTAGCGGTATTTTCCGCAAATACTTCTACTGGCGAAGTAAGAATGGGTGCAGATAATAGTTCTGGAACGTATTTTACTACGTTATATTCTAATGGTGATGAAAGACTTCGTATAACTTCAACTGGTAATGTCGGCATTGGCACTGATAATCCAATAAAAAAAGTAGATATTCGTGCTTCTGCTGTTACTGCAGCAAGATTACAAGTATCTTCTGGTGGATATAATTGGATTGAACTTGCTAGTGATGATAACAGTGGAAATCTTAGTGTTAGTGTCAACGACAGATCTGGCGGCGGCGGCACAGGTTCATTTGGAATAAATCAATACGATGTAAATGGTTCATATGCCAGAACACCTATAGTAGTATCTTCAACTGGCAATGTCGGCATCGGCACCATAAATCCGGCGTCAAAATTACATGTATATGGAGGATCATTTAGTTCATCAACAACGTTATCAGCTGATCCTGGAGACTATGCCATATCTGTAGAATCAGCAACAGGATCATATACCTCTAATAATATTGGTCATAACATAGCATTTAGATCAAATAGCGGCCAAAACTCAGGTAGAGGAAGAGTAGTTGCGGCAATTAATACCGTAGATAGGGGTACTCAAGATGCTTCTGCTTTAACCTTTAACACTGCAAATACATCAGAAGTTCTTTCTGAGCAGGTTCGAATTGATATAAACGGAAACGTAGGCATTGGCAGCACAAACCCAGCACAAAAACTAGATGTAGGAGGAAATGTGCGTTTAGGAACGCTTTCCGCAGCTGGTGATTTTACGGATAGTGGTTCAACTGGTACTCGTCATTTAACCATAGGAGCAGATAATGGAGGGGATGCTTTATTAGTAACTCATGCTTCTGGATATGGCGTTGGTTATTTTGGATACGAGGCAGGCGGAGATAGATTGATCATTGCTTGTGATAGTGGTGGAGGAAATAATAAAATAGATTTTTCTGTCAACGCAGGCACAACAGCAAACGGAGCAACTGATAACATCAACGGTATAGCTCCTGCTATGCGAATTGCTGCCTCTGGCAATGTCGGCATCGGGACTAATAATCCAGAGGGAAAACTAGTTGTAAGTAATGGTTCTACTGGACTAGAGTTCAATCCAAATAATGCTCAGGCGATTGTTTCTTATAACAGAGTAACTTCTGCTTATGCTCCAAATGGTCTTCAAGGTTCAACTATAGGACTTTATATTGGAGGAGTTGGAGAAGCACTTCGTATAACTTCAACTGGCAATGTTGGTATCGGAACGGATAATACATATAATATAAAACTTTTTGTTAGAAAAAATGATGCAACTACATATTCTCCAACTAATTTTAATGGACATACACATACATTTTTAGATAATGCAACAAATGGTGGTTATACTAATTTAATTTTAGGTTGTGTTTCTGCCACTACAGGTAGTTCTTGTTATGCTGGTATAGCTGTAGTCAGTGAAAACGCAAGTGACACTAATGGAGCATTAACGATAGGAACTAGAGGGCCTGGCGGCCCAAACGTGACAGAAAAAGTTCGTGTAACTTCATCTGGAAATGTCGGCATCGGCACCGATAATCCAAGTCAAAAATTACAAATATATGGATCAGATAGTCAATATATTTCTATAATATCAAGTGACTCTGGAAATACTGGCGTACTTTTTGGAGATTCAGACAGAGTTGATTCTGGTTATATACTGTATGGTAACTCATCCGATACACTCATTTTAGGAACAGGCGGAAATATTTCTGGATCTGGAACTGGAAAACTAACAATATTAAGCGGTGGTAATGTTGGTATTGGCACCGATAACCCCGCAGTAAAATTAGATGTTGATGGTTCACTACAACTAAGGGCAGCAGGTAATTATACAACATATGCTACAAGAATTTACTCTCGTCTTGATTCTACGCATTGCTCCGTAATTGAATCATATTTGAATAACAGCACAGCGTTTGAAATGATGGGATCTTACGCTGATGCTGGTGGTTCTAATCCTAGAGTTGTCATATCAGCAGGTGGGCAAAAAGTCGGCATTGGAGTTATTAACCCAAGTTATAACCTTGAAGTAAACGGGTCATTCGCTGCAACAACTAAATCGTTTATTATTGACCACCCAACCAAAGAGGGATACAAACTCCGCCATGGCTCCCTTGAAGGCCCAGAAAATGGTGTTTATGTACGCGGCCGGAGTACCGAGACAATTATTTCCCTTCCTGACTACTGGGTGGCCTTGGTCGACCCTGACTCAATCACCGTGTCCCTAACCCCCATAGGCCCAAGTGGGGCGCCGAGGGTTGAAAGAATAGAGAATAATAAAGTATATATCTTCTCTGAAGACTCTCGCCCTCTTGATTATTTTTACATGGTCAATGCAGAGCGCGTAGACGTTGACCCTCTCGAAATAGAAATCCCATCCACCAACTGAGTTACTATGTCACAACACATCGGCCCTAGAACAATCAGCGCCCAAGGAGGCAGTATTAAGCGTGTTGGGCCTTATAGGATTCATACATTCCCATCTGAGTTAGTTACTGATGGCTTGGTATTGAGTCTTGATGCTGGGGATCCGAGGTCGTATCCGAGTAGCGGGACAACATGGACTGATTTGAGTGGGAACGGATACAACGGAACCATTAACTCCGCCAGTTATGATAATGCTAGCGGTGGAAGTATAGTATTTAATGGAACAAGCTCAACTGTGTCTTTCCCAAGTACCTCTATATCTTTAAGTGGTGGGCAAGCTACTATATCTACGTGGGTTAAAATAGACTCTTCTACGGCATATCAAAATATTCTTGATACTCCTGATGTTACTTGTAATATTCGTATTGCTACAAACTATCAAAATTCATCTAGCACTCTTTTTGCTGGATTTGCTATAGGAACAGAACTTACTACTTCTTATTCTGTTGATACTTGGTATAATATTACATTGGTTGGAGACAATCAAGTAGGAATAAAATTGTATATAAATGGCGTATTGGTTAACTCTAGTACAACAAAAAATGTTCCTGCAATTTTAGATTTAAATAATGCAAGATTGGGAAATGTTGATGGTGATAGATCCGGTGAATGGTTTGATGGAAATATATCAGTATTTCAAGTATACAACCGTGCCCTATCCGCCGCAGAAGTTGCACAAAACTACGACGCCTTGAAAGTTCGTTATGGCACCTACACCAACACCTTCACGCCCATTTGTGCTGGTGGGGAAGGGAAGGTAGAAGTACTTTGTGTTGCTGGTGGAGGAGGAGGCGGAAATGGTACATCTGGGGGTGGTGGCGGAGCAGGAGGATTGCTTTATAATTCTGCATTTACAATAAATTCCAATACTGGCATTGGAGTTACTGTCGGTGGTGGCGGAACAGGAACTAAAACAGATACAGTACAGGCAACTAATGGAGGAAATAGTGTATTTGGTTCTTTAACTTCTGTTGGTGGGGGATATGGTGGAAATGAAAACGCAAGTGTAGGACCACCGAGAAATGGAAATTCTGGAGGTTCTGGTGGTGGTGGCTCATATCACGGCAATGGGGGGAGTGGCACAGTAGGGCAAGGTAATGCTGGAGGTACGGGTATTTCAGGTAGTAATAGGTGGACTGGAGGTGGTGGAGGAGGAGCTGGATCTTCTGGTGCATCAGCGTCATCATACTATGCGGGAGATGGTGGTTCTGGATTAGCATATAGTATTTCTGGAACTTCTAGTTATTATGCTGGAGGTGGTGGGGGAGCGGCTCAGTCGTACGGTGGTGCTGGAACGGTTTATGGTGGTAATGGAGGGAATGGAGGCGGTGGAACTGGTCCTGCAGACCAAACAGGAAGTCAAGTTCTTCCAGGAGTATCTGGTATTCCAAATACTGGCGGTGGTGGTAGTGGAGGAGTTAATTCAGTAAATGCCAGTTCTGGAAACGGCGCTAATGGAACTGTAATCGTCAGATATCCTGCAACCGATTATAATGTCGAAGTGCTTGTAGTTGGTGGTGGAGGTGGAGGTGGTGGATCAGGAGGTACGACTGGTTCTGGTCCAAGAGGTGGTGGTGGCGCTGGTGGTCTTATCTATCACTCATCGTACCCAGTATCTTCTGGTAAAAAACTTCAAGTTACTGTTGGATCTGGTGGATCTGGTGGATATTATGATGTTACTTTACAAAGATCTGGGGAAAATGGAAATAACTCAATTTTTAATAATTTAACAGCGATCGGCGGCGGATATGGAGGAGGATACGATGGCAAAGGAACTTCATCTTATCCATCTACTAGTCCTGCTGTGGGTGGAAATGGCGGGAGCGGAGGTGGAAGTTCCTATACTTCCGTAAGAAGTTCTGGGGTTTCTGGCCAGGGAAATTCTGGAGGAATCGCAACTGTAGGATTTGGCGGCGCAGGAGGAGGAGGCGGAGCCTCAGAATCTGGAAAAGATTCTACAGCTAACGATGGGGGAGCTGACGGAGGCGATGGTCTTGCATATTCAATTACTGGAACTTCTACTTACTATGCTGGTGGTGGCGGAACTGGAACTTATCCGTCATCTACCACAACATACCACTTTGGTGGACTAGGAGGCGGTGGTAATGGTGCTACACCTACCGCACCAGCTGCAAATGGATCGGTAAATACTGGTGGAGGTGGCGGAGGAGCTGGCGTTAGTCAGGCCGATGGTGGTGATGGTGGTTCGGGCATCGTAATCATCGCATATAAAGGCCCGCAGAGAGGAATTGGTGGTACAATAGACACTACATCAAGACCCGGCTACACCCTCCATATCTTCACAACCACTGGGTCTGATATATTCATACCATGATCGAAGAATACTTAGGACTGTTTGGCGTTGATATAGCCATTAAGAAGCTCCGCCCAGGTGCTGAGTTTGCGCTCTACAATACAACCATTACGCATTGGGAGTGTCCTAATGGCTCAGCACCTCCCTCTTGGGAGGAGATCGCAGAGCAAATAGACGCAGATCGGGCAGAGGCAGAGAGCCTCGCCCTCTCTGATTCCAGCTCATAAGAAGAAAGAAATTCGTGGTTTAAAGTCTTTAAAAGACACAGCACTCTCCCCCCTCCCATGGCCCTATCCGACAAGGACATTGTCATAACACCGAGTAAAGGCTCGGCCGTAGCCTCCCCAAAGATCGTCATTAGCGCAGCGACTTCCACATCCCCTGCGCAGGACATCACTCTTGAAATCTCTCCAAATGGCGGCGCTTCCGACGGCTCCACCCTCACCTTTACTGGAGAAGCCAATGGCACCCTGCTCTCTATCTCCGATCTTAGCGGCGGGAGTCTCTTCAGCGTTAGTGGTGAGTCGGGTCTCCCTCTCCTCGATGTCAATGAGACGGGCAATATCAACCTTGGGTTTGCAACAGGGGCGCTAACACTCCCCTCTGGGACAACCGCAGAACGCCCTACCTCCCCTCAAGCCGGAACATTACGCTGGAATAGTGAGAATGGCGCAATGGAGGCCTATGATGGGACAGAATGGGTAGAGCTTATTTCTGACTATGCCCCTAGCGGCTCTACAATTTTAGGTTGAGGAGATAATTTATTATGGCAGGCGAACACTTAAAGAGAACTCATACTTCAACGGGTAGTAAGAAAAAATTTACATATTCTTTTTGGTTTAAAAGTAATATTACTTTTACATCAAACTCATATTTTTTTGGTCTTGGCGGCGATGGATCAAGTTATGATGACTCAAGATTATATGTAAGTGACGGATCGTCCCGTGCCCTTTCATACGTTGCCTCTGATGTTGGCATTTCTGATGTACTTACAGATGACGCAATTCGGGATTATGGTAGTTGGTATCACTTTATGGTTGTAGTTGATACTACTATTGATCATGCCACAAACAGAGTGAAATTATACATTAATGGTGTAAGAAAAGATGTAAGTTATACTACTACTGCCGCCCAAAATGCTAATATTTCTCACAACACTGCTGGCGAAATATTGCTACTAGGATCTTATAATGGTTCTAGCACCTTTACTGCCGAAGGAAATTACTCGGATGTTTTTAATGTAGATGGTCAGGCATTAACTCCCGATGTGTTTGGTTTCTATAAGGACGGAAACGGTTATATCTCTGCCGGGACAACTCAGTCTACCGATTTCAGGCCGGGGCAATGGGTCCCTCACTCCCCTCGCAGAATTAAGTCCGAGATTAACCGCCGAGGCGGATTTGGAGTTAATGGGTTTTATCTGCCTATGAATAGCTCCAATAATTTTGGCGCGGATTTTCATTGCGAGCCGGATACAATCTTAAAGCTCAAAAGCTCCGCCCCGCAACCAAAAGCAGAGATCGATGGCGTTGGAGATTATACAGGGGCGCTTCGCGACGATCCACTCAAGGACTATTTGGTACTTGCGATCCCTGGGGTGAGTGGTGGATTGCAGAATGGTTTTGGAGATTACTCTGCTGCGATTAGAGGATATGGTAGTGCTAAAAATGTAACTGCAAGTGGTAATGCTGGTGTTTCTGCAACTTCTTCATACTATGGAAGTGCTTTGAGTTTTGATGGGTCTGGTGATTTTTTACAAACACCAGACTCAACAGATTTTACTATGGGAGCGGAAGACTATACTATTGAAGGATGGTTTTACTTTAATAACTTGTCCGCAACACAAAGATTATTTGGACAAAGAGCAAGCGATGCATCACAATTGCAATTGTTGGCGGAAACCAATGCATCTGGTGTTATTAATTATTATTTTGCAATTGGTAATACAAGTTATCAAGTTCAAGGAAATACTTTATCAACCTCTCAATGGACTCATATTGCAATAGTTAGAAGTGGTGATATTCATACATTATATACAAATGGTGTTGCAGTTGGTTTACGTACTCAAAGTGGTTCTCTAGATGATAGAGCACAACCATTCTCAATAGGTAGGCAAGGAAATTATACTTCAGATACTTTTAATGGTTACATACAAGACCTCCGAGTATACAAAGGTGCAGCAAAATACAAAGGTGGATTTGATGTTCCGAAACCTTATACACCAGTAGGTATTGGAACTTGGAGAGCAGTTCCTGATACGACTGCGAATAACTTTGCTACTTTGAATGCGGTTCAAATTAATAGACCAACTTCTTTTTCTGATGGTAATTTAAGTTGGTCAGCAACAACAGCATACACATACGGACAAGGAAATGTTGCTGTTCCAAAAACTGGTAAATGGGTGTTTGAGGGAAGGTTCAATAATAACACAACAACAAATAATTACAATTCAATTGGAGTCGGAATAAACACTACGCCAGTAGCATCACCATTTAATAGTACTGGAAATTATGGTATAAATGATGCTTCTGCAACATTTGGACAATCGTTCGTTCAAAATGGAGTAAGACAAGGTAGTATTACTTTAGGGGCGGGTGATATTATTCAGGTTCTTATTGATAGAGATAATAACCAGATGAATTTCGTGAAGAACGGAACATTACAAACTGGAACTGGGAGCACTGTTACTATACCATCAGATGTTGATTTATATACTATGATCGGTGAGTGGAATGTATCTGGTCAAATAAACTTCGGTCAAAACCCAACATTTTCTGGAAGGATGAGCAATAATACAAGAATCAATTCTTCAAATAGTTCATGGGATCAAACTCCAAATACTGGAACACATAATGATTGGACTATATCAAACGATGGCAGAGATTTAAATGTTGCTGTATCATCTGGATCTTACGCAAGAGCTTACATATATCTTGATCCAAATGAAAAATATTTGCTATCTTTTGATTATGTAAGTGGTCCTTCAAGTTTAGGAGTTCAAACAGATACATTTGGATATTTAACAGCAGTTGATGGATCTGTTTCTCCAAACGGACTTTCTTCTGGAAACTCATATACATTTGAAATTTCAAATTCAAATAATTTAACTATAACTGGATTTAATTCCCAGACATACAATATTGATAACATATACTTAACAAGAGTTGTTCCTGGATATAGTGATTCAAATGGAAAAGGAGAATTTAGATATGAACCTCCAAGTGGTTTCCTAGCATTATGTGAGGACAACCTCCCAGCTCCAACAATTAAAGATCCTGGTGAGCACTTTAAGACTGTGCTTTATAGTGGTGACAATAGTGCTGGTAGAAGAATTAATGTCGGTTTCCAACCAGATTTTATTTGGTTTAAATCAAGAAATGCAGCAACTTCTCCTGTTCTTGTTGATAGTGTAAGAGGATTTGGGCATCTTAATTCCGATGGAACCAATACAGAATCAACTTCAGGAACATTATATGTTGGTGGATATGCAGACAATGGATTTGATCTGAATGATGGATCGCTTAGTGGTGGCAATACAACTGGAAGAGATTATGTGGCATGGTGTTGGAAAGCAGGTGG